GGGAAAGTACAGGTTCTCATCTCTAATCCATCTTGGATGACTTCTCAATTGATAAAGAGAATTGTCCTCTACAAGAATAGGGAAATGGAACCTCCTCCAAAAGGAGGCATCATCGATAATCGGATTATTGTCATAAACAAACCTCAATCGAGAACCATATTTTAGGTTCGATGTCGCAATGACAATCGGACTGTTAAACATAGTTCCCTTGAGGGGTAGATCGGCCATAGGAACGGTATAAGGACAACAAGAAACCAGAGTTTGAAACTCTCGGATATCGTGTCCATCCTGGGACTGACCTAAGTCATCAAAGATGACAATAGGTTGCCCAGTATAACCATCCCAATGTTCGACATGACAAGTTCGTTCAAAAGTTAAGTTTTCTGCAGTCACGCCAGGGAAAAGGATCGAAAGTTCCGACACGATTTTTTTCAGTCGGGTACTTTTTCCTTGTCCTGGTTGTCCAAAGAGTCCAATTACAAAGGGTTCCATGCGATCGTTCGGATCCTCCCGGTTGGGAAGATCGCAGAGACGATTGTTGAAAACCAAATCTCCTTTTACCCCACCTGAGTGGCGAGGGAATTGGAAGGTAGCTTTGTTAGTTGGAAAAAAACCTTCATTAGCTTTATAATATTTAGCTACGTGGACACCGAATTCTCGACCCGTTTCTCTTAATTGAGATAAGGTCAAGTCATCTAATCCACGATGAGGTTTACTCAGTTGGTCTCTGTGTTTAATGAGAGTCTCGAGAATAAACTCCTCGGGAACCTCTTGACACAGGGACTTCGACTGTAGACAACTAAAGCAAAATGTCACAAGACTATCCGGAGGGAGAATTCTTTGAATCCCCTTCCATATTTCAGGAGGGAAGAGTTCAATTGAATCACCCTCCGGAACTTCGTCTTGTTCCATAGCTTTACTTACCATGAGACATAGAGAGTTCTTTAGGCACTTAATAAGGGACTTCTCATCCAGGTTTTTCTTACGAAAGTTTGAATATATCTGGAGGAAGATCGAACTAAGAAGATTTTCTTTTTTAAGGAAAATCATCCGGTTCCGAATCCTTTGATTGGATTTGACCTTATCAACTTTGAACATTTTCATTGTCAAAAAAAGTGCATAAGAAATTTTTAGAGAGTGGAATACTAACCTTGAGTTTTTGAAATTCAAGGGATAGATTCCATTTATGGTATCCAGTGGAATCCCGTAACGATAGGAAAATTTGACATACGAGAAATTCTCGTCATCAGAAAATTCCCGTTTATAACGGTGTCT